ACGAAGGATGATTTTTTCAACATCAAAAAGGTGAGCGCCGCCGACCTGCTCGATGCGCACCGCGTACCGTTCCAGCTTATGGGCGGCAAGCCCGAGAATATCGGCTCAATGGGCGATATCGAGAAGGTGGCGCGGGTGTTTGTACGAAACGAGCTGACGCCATTGCAGGAGCGTTTCAGGGAAATCAATGAATGGCTCGGTTTAGAGGTGATCCGCTTTAAGGATTACAACATCGAAACTGAGTAACCCCCGCCTAAATGCCGCCTCCGGGCGGCATCCTCTCAGAGCGAGCCAGACGCCGCACACGCGGCGCAACCACGCCAGCACCTCGTTAACCGACCGCACATAACAGCGCGCCACCACGACGCGCACAGACGCGTAAAATAAATCCTGTCACCACATCTGGCGCGCAGTGCTATCCCCGCCTCGCCTGCCCGCTTAACGGGTCGGTTTTAATGCAGCTGCATGATCAAGACGGATCTGCGCCAGTTCTGGCGGCGCACGGCCAGAATGGGCAACCTCGGCACATGCAAAACCATGCACCAGATGCATGCATGGGTCGAAATATAGAAATTTTCGAAATGGCATCATAGAAAACCTTTCAAGTAACGCCTTCTTATATGGTTCAGCTACTTACAGGCTATTGCGAATCCAAGACTGATAATGGCCTCGAATTCTATTCAAATAAAGGTCTACATCAGCTTTCACCAACCCATTCGGATTTGTTAAGCAAGCATTTATGAGATCCGTTGCAACAGATCGATCGTTCATGTGTGAGGATGGAGTGCCCACAGGAACAATGAGGAATGCGTCTCTTCTTATCACGCGAGTTATGTCCCTGAACTCCTCCCGATTAACACTATATGTCACCCCTTCAATATTTACATACTTATTTCTTACATCATCTGGATCTAAGTGATACCCACGCCATTCAATACAATGGTCTTCGCTCGATGCTATATTACTTCTGGTTTTTTTCTTTGTTAAGTCGGTTATATCGCTAAAAACAAAAGGAGGCATACTAGTAGTGGTGACTATAAAGAAGTTCTTATGATGATAATGACTATCATAATACACATATATTGAATCTATATTTATTTCCGTGGCATACCCACCATAATCCACCTCAACGTGTGTGTCTTTTATTATTTTAGTTCCATTGTAGTTTAAGTCTCCCCCATCTGACATGATCATCCATAGTGAGTCTTTTGTGCTGTCTGAGCTAATTGTACTATCGATGCTTGAAAGGAACGATGTAATGTCAATGCTTGAAGTTATTTTTCCTATCCTATTTATATGAGGAATAGACCGCACTATTGCATCATCAAACGCATAAAGGAAAGCCCAAGCCTCTGACTCTTCTTTTTGTCTGGATTGAGCTTCTCTGAGTTTTTTGTTGGACTCAAGTTTAGAATTGTAATATTCGGCCATCTCATCTAAAGATGAGAATCTATCATTAGGGTTATGCATGATGCACTTCCCTATAATCTCATCTAAGATGGCAATAAATTCGCTAGCATTAGTGTACAATAATTTTTCTCTTCCACCACCTTTGCTTACATCCCCAGTGCCAAAATATTGCATAATCTGACCGAAGGCGTAAATGTCGCTGCGTACACTGACCTCATGTATTGCAGAGGATTGTTCTGGCGCTGAGAATTTATAGTTTGCCAATCGTTCACTTGCTCGGGTCTGAGATAGACGGGCATAGAATTCATCATCGAACCGGGATATTCCAAAATCTCCAATAACATATGAGTCACTCAGGAGATCAATGAAAATGTTTTCAGGTTTGAGATCTCTATGTATAACACCATGTCGGTGAATATGCCTCAACCCAAAAAATAAATGATTAAATAATTTTCGTAAATCTTTTTCATATGTTTCTGCTGAACTATTATCGGCAAAATCTTTTTTTAGCGAGCGAGCATATGGCTTCATGATGATAATAAAATAGGTAAAATCACTGACTGTTATTTTATCTAAGTGGTAATATTGTACGATGTGTTTGTTAGATGGCATTTGAGATACACAGAAAAATTCATCTTTAAATCTATCTGTTTTCCTATGATCGTTATTTGGCTTTAAAAACTTTATTGCAAAATCATGCCCTGAATTTGAAAAGAGAAAGACGTTACTATTTCCACCCTCACCGATATCTTCTTTAAATTCAAACTTACCTACATTTGTATCAATCCATTTATTAGCCTTCAAAAGGCTTGATATGCTTTGAGCAGACATGCGAACCAAATTCCTTGTTAAAGTTTAGACCTCAACCACATGCTAACAAACATAGGGCTGAGGTATGAACATTTTTCAGCAGCTAACGCCAGCTCTCATCTTCCCAAACTTCCTGAAGGATGCTATCCAGCGCTTCGCGGTCTGAGTCTTTATCGAACCCCATCAGCTCGACACCGGTTATGGATCCCTTTTTAACCGTAACGTGCGTTGACGGAAAAACAGACTGTATTCGCCTAGTCAATTCACATTGAAAAGCATCAATCACCGGCTGGCCGATTTTTTGGTCTTTATCCAACGTGATGTTTACTTTCACCTTGCCCTCCTTAGCAAAGGCTTCACCAACAGGTGGCGCGGAAAAAACAACGGAAAAATTATTGTTTTTCATTAGGTTGCCTTTTGCTATTTCCGCAATCAAATTTAAGGCAATTTCACGGTCTCGCTCCTGACAAATACCCTCAGTAGTCAGACGCGCAATCATTTCGACACGTTCAATCATGACGTGCTCTCTTAACTCTCTATCCACACAACCTCCACAACGAGATACTGTATAAACATACAGTAGCACGTATCGACAAATGGTGTGAAGAAAAAAATCGCAAAGAAATACACTGTATGTACATGATATGGATGAATATTAAGTGTTATTTTTTCGTTGCCATTTCAGCTAAAGCCGCAACACGCATTAGAATTTTCCGAGCTTGCGCCTGATACGAAGGAGCTGCTGCAAAAATCTCACCTCTTGACGTTCCGCGCACCCATCGACCGTTAAAACAACTTTTACCACCGGCCGTAAGATGCAGGGCTTCGCCCCGGCTGATAGTGATGCCGGTTGTCAGGTGTATCTCGTCGATAGTTTTCTCTATAGCTGCTTTTTGCTCATCCGTTCCGTGCATGAATTTTCGCCGTATTGCTGGCTTTTGCTTCCTTAGTCGGTTCGTCAGCTCTCGTCTTTCACGCCGACTCAGCGGTTTTGTTAAATCCAGTATCGGTGGATCGCTTTCGCTTCCCGTACAGTTATTGACAGAACTCCGAGAGGGCGCAGGAGCGCCCTTAACGTCAACGGCCAAATCAACGGCCCGCTTCGGCACAATTTTCCACTGCGTGAGCCGAGTTAAAATTGGGGTGCCAGCACCGATAGTGGAGTCGTACACGCCACGGATGCAGACGGTTTCTTCACCATACTGATTAAACTCGGCGCGCGGTTCATACAACGTGCGCACCTGCAAATCATCGCGACGGACAAACGGGCCACCCTGCGCATTAACGTAACCAGCCCAGTCACCGGCGTCAGCGGCATCATGGACGGCTGCAAACTCAACGCTCAGGCCGTGTGCGGTCTCGGTATCAGCGAGGCGGCGCAACTCACGGTAGACCGTCACCGGCGCACCGCCGATAAACTGGAATTGACGGATGTGCCAGCGTGCCGCCCATGCTGAAACGGCTGGAGCGGTCTCTTTCAGCAACTCACCGCTTTCGTCATCGGTTTCACCATCCAGAGCATAGCCGTCGATATTTTTTGAAATGTATTTAGCCACATAGCCGGTAGCGCTGCCCTTTTCTGGGTCAATGGCCTCGGCATGAAAGCGCGCCTTTTTGGCTTTGTCGCTTCTCAACTCGTGGTGGTCTTCCTCCCACGCATAATCGCGAATGATGAGGCGCACGCGCTCAACGTGTTCCGGCAGCATAAACATAAGCATGTGCCAGTGAGGCGTCCCGTCGTGATGAGGTTCAGCAACACGAATGCCGAAAATGCGGATTTCTTCCCGGTGCAGCTTGGCACGAATGCGCGCCCAAAGGCCGGTGAGATAACTCTGCGTGTCCGACGGGCTGGCTCCTTCCCATTTGGTGTTACGGTATCCCGCTTTAGTTGTGGCGTGATATTTTGACGGCGCGGTCAGGGTATAAAACTCACCGACATAACCGAGCTCATTGCATATATTTTCAAACCCACGGATGCGGGTCATCAGCTCGCAGCGACGTATCGCAGGGTTAGCGACCGAGCCGTCGTATTTTTCAATCAGGCTGATGCGGTTGCCGTCTTCGTCTTCGAGATCCAGTCCCTTGAGAAATTCACGCGTGCGGCGCTTCTGCTCGCGCCAGTCAGTCACGCAGTTTTTACTCGCATATGCGTGTCTTTTTTTGCTGACATTACCGACTGCAATGTGCAGATGTTCGCGCCATGCAGCCGCAATGCGTCGCAGACGGTTACGCCACCATGTTTCGGTAAACATGCGGATTACTGCGGGCGCAATATCATTTTTATCGAAAACTTTATTAATCACTCGCTCCCATTTGGGAGGCGTTACATTAAATTGCTGAGAGATAAACCCGGCGTGCATATACCAGGCATGAAGTGTTCTGAACTCACCAAATTCAGAATCATCAATGTTAGCCAGTTCAGCGCGAATGAAATTAGCGATATCAGCGGCCAGCAGGTCAATATCGGCGCGCGCCATATCCGGAAGTCGGTTATATCTGGCGACCATATTGACCATGCGTGATGCCAGATATTGCATAAGCTCAGTATCGAAATGACCACCAAAGACAGCGGCTGATACCTTGCTATTGATACCTGTGCACTCGTATTTTTTTGCGACCAGTTCAAGACGTGGCAATGCCTTTTTGCAGAAACTGATTAAAAAGGCATTGGCTCGTTGACTGCCTTGATTTTGCTCCAGCACCGCAGCGGTGCGGTATACATCAAAACGCACGCAATCAGGTTGCAGAGAAAGCACCTTTCTCGCATGCAGCAAAGCCGCGAACATACGATCGCGGCGATGCTGTTGGTCATAAGTAAGATAAGGGCTGGCTATTGCCGACCGAGGAGCATTCCACGGAAAAGCGAACTGAACAGCCAATTTATAACTCCCGATAGTGCTTTAGCTTAAGCTCGGCGATTTGCTGGCAGCTCACGCAAAAGGCCACGCCCGGAATAGCAATACGGCGAGCTTCGGGGATTGGTGCGTCACATTGTTCGCACAGGAAACGGGAAGGTATAGCGATACGGCTGCGCGCGTTGCTGATGTGGCGCTCGCGGTCTTCCTGCTCACGCTGTTGTGCTAAATCCATTGCGTCGGCCATTAGTGCAGCTCCTGTGATTCATTCTCAAAGCGTGTGGCTTCACGGCGCAGTAGTTCAGCGGCTTCGATGCCGCTCATACCCTCTTTGGTGATATGAATAGCCAGCGCCTCAAGACGAATGGAAACGGCGAGAGCGCGGTCTTTACGCTCTTCTTTTTTGGCATCACTCAGCAGTACGGCCAGTGCATCGCTATCGGTGTGAAAGGTGCGGGTTTCGGTATTACGCATATTTGACTCTCCTGATTTCGGGCAATAAGAAGTCCGGCGGGTTTACGCCATTAAATTTCTGTTTGGATTAATTCGGCATGGTTAGCCGTTTTGGAAATAAGCTCACCACTGCACGAAAATGATTCATCGCTGTAATCAATGCTTTTTTCTCGTCAGTAGTCAGCTCACTTAATTCGAGCTCATGACGAGCCGCCGGTATTTTTGCCAGAAAGAAAATAGCGGCCAGCGCCCGATTATTTTCTTCAAATTGTGGATCGCGTTTATCGCGCATATCGTCAACAAAACGCCCAACCTCTTTCCAGCTATCGCCCCAATATTTCGCGCGCAATTCAGCCACATGATTGAGACCGGCCAGACGTTCACCCGCTTTTAGTGGAACAGTCGCGGAAACAGCTTCGATAGCCATGATTCCCCCTGCTTTTGAGTTGAGAGGCCAGCCAGTAAATCAGCCTGTGAGCGGCTCGGGTGCCAGCGCTTGCCGTCCTTATCTGCGATCCAGCCGTGGCCGTAGTGCATGCCTGGACTTTGCTTTACGAGCAGAGATGCGAATGAAGGTTCATTTTTCAGCATACTCACCTCAAATTAACCCGAAGGAAGCGCCAATACCGCTCACGGAATCTAACGCACTGGCCATTGCTGGATTAGCATGGAGGCGAGCCTGTAATGCCAGGGCAGAAAGCGAGAGCATACGAATCCCAGCATTTACACTTTCAATCATGGTGCTCTTGCGAGCTGGGGTTAAACGTTCATTCGAAACGGCACCGCTTGCCAGTTCCCCAAGTTCACTCATGGCGCGCATTACGTAGGTCTGCAATTTTTCTTTTGCTAGTTCGTTCACCGGCACACATGGCAGACAGTGGATCTGAGCTAAAAAGCCATCAACGAGAGTAGAGTCCTCGGTAATATCGGTCAGCGTCCAAATTTCACGGGGTGTTAACTGATGCGGTTGCTCTGGGTTTAGTTTGTTGTAAAGCGTATGGGGCTTGATATCCGCCTTGTTTGCTAACTCCTTGACGTTATGGGTCAAGGCGAATTTGCGACATGCGTCATCGAAGTGTGAATGTGACGAAACGCGAAAATCTAACATGCTGCGGCTCCTTCCAGCTTGCAAAATCAAGTTACTGAAACACTGCGTAACGCGAATTGATGGCCTGAGCTAACAATTTTGCACGGAAGGCAATCATATTGATTCGGCCTAAGCCACCTTCACGAGTGCGAGGCACCAGTAGCAATTCGCCACGCTTAACCATTTCCTTAACGGTGTTCAGGCTACACCCGTATTGCTCCGCAAACTCCTCATAGGAGACAAAGTCTGGGCCGGCAGGGATTGCAATTTGAAGATTCATCAGTGAATATCTCCGGTTAAGTTGCTTTTTGGTATGTTCTCGCACATTCGTGGTGTGCTTGAGCCTGATAATAGTGACCAATTGGCTATGTGTAAAGTAGTCATTTGGTTGTTTTGGGGGTGTGTTTGATCACTTCATCTGAAGATGTACGGGAAATTCTCGAAAGAATCCTTAGTTCTTATGGTGTTAGCACGCGGCAGGCTTATGCTGATTTAGTGGGAATTCCGATAGGAACGGTTAACAACTGGCTTAAAAGAAACAGCTTACCAGGTGACTACCTTGTTCAATGTGCTCTTGACACAGGTGCGGATGTCGTATGGCTTAAAAAGGGTCAGCTTGCAAATGCAAGTTTGGATGGTCGCCCGGCTGGCGAATTATCAGGAATCGCGTTGAGCGAAAAGATGGAAGCTTCTGGTGGGAAAATTGTGCTCCGCCGCATTCTGGATGCTTACGGTTTCAAACTTCAAAAAGAGCTGGGAGATCACCTTAACATTCCATCAGGAACCATGAGCGCTTGGGTACGCCGAGAGCATTTCCCCGGTGAAGTAGTTATCGTCTGCTCACTTGAAACCGGCGCCTCGCTTCTATGGCTGGCTACAGGTATTGGCTCGATGTATGAGAGTACCCCTGATTCGAAACCAGCTTCTGAGGCACTTAAAGGAGTAAAACAGATTGCTAAATTCAATATTCATACCGGCAATTTGATAAACGATGGAGTGTGGTACTGCGACGAAACACTCATTGATGCCTCAGTGAAAAAACCAGCACTTATAGAGAAAAACAGCCTTCGCTGGCTTGTGGATCTCGACACAAAAAATATTGCCAATGGCCGATGGCTAATTGATGTGGATGGAACGTGCGATGTATACGATATCGCGCGCTTACCGGGCAATAAGCTGATAGTTAAAAACGACGCTTCAAATTTTGAATGTCAGGTATCAGAGGTCAAGTGCGTCGGTATGGTCTTCATTACCCTTAGTAAAAGTATTTAATCATGACAGTAAAAAAACTGACTTCCGGCGAGTGGTTATGTGATTTTCGTGTCGATGGCAGAGATAGCCGTCGCGTGCGGAAACGCTTTTCCACTAAAGGGGAGGCGGTTGCCTATGAACAGTATTACCGTGACCAAGCTGCTAATAAACCGTGGATGTCAGAGAAAGAGGATCGCAGAAAGCTAAGTGAGTTAATCATGCTCTGGCATAACCTCCACGGGCAGGCTTTAGTCGCAAGTAAGTCACGCTTAGCTAAACTGCATATTATCTGCAATGGCCTAGGCGACCCAGTAGCCTCCCAGCTAACAGCAAAAGATTGGGCTCATTATCGAGACCGTCGTCTCCGTGGTGAGATAGATAATGGCTACCACAAGGACCCGGCTAAATGGGTTGCGAAACCGATTACTGTTAACCGTGAACATCATTACCTTGAAGCTGTTTTTAACGAGCTGAAAAGATTAGGTGAGTGGAGCTTACCGAACCCGCTTGACGGGGTTAGGGTGTTTAAAGAAGCCGAAAAAGAAATGTCATGGCTCACACGCGAGCAAATTCCTCAGCTTCTTCAAGCTTGTGAAAGATACGGCAAGCCTGACCTGACGATGATAGTAAAAGTATGCTTGGCTACTGGCGCGCGATGGGGGGAAGCGGAAAGGCTTAGCCGCTCTCAGCTCTCCCCCTATAAATTAACCTTCACCAAAACGAAGGGGAAAAAGAATCGAACCGTTCCGATCCCGAAATGGCTTTATGATGAATTGAGCCAGCGTCAAGGCAAAATGTTTAAGCCCTGCTATCAGGAGTTCAAAAAGATGCTTCTGCTCACCAATATCGAGTTGACCGAAGGGCAGAAAACGCATGTGCTACGCCATACGTTTGGATCCCATTTTATGATGAACGGCGGGAACATTCTGGTACTGCAAAAAATTCTTGGTCACGCCAACATCCGCGAAACGATGAAATATGCGCACTTTGCCCCAGACCATCTTGAGCAGGCCGTCGAGCTGAACCCTTTGAACGACATAATGTCCACAGCATGA